GAGAAATTCTTTCTCACTGTTGTATTTCTTTCCTGTTTTAATGCTTCTGTAAACTGTATTGGTCTTACATTTAATTTTTTGATACACGGTCATTGTATTTAATTACAATATATTAATGTCCCTGTCCAACATATTTCTTACGTCTTCTAGCTTTCGGTCCTACTTTTTTAGATANTCTACCTTTACGTTTTTTAGGTGTACGTTTGTGGTAGTTAGATACACCATATAAATTACCTTTTTTCTTAGCCATTTTGTTGAGATCTGTCTAACAGAGCATAACTTATAGTGCCCTGAATTTTGTTACTGCCTGTGGCTGCTGTTACTGTTATTGAATCACCTGCTTCTAAGTTTAAACTTTGTGGTGTTGCATTAACCTGTGCTTTAGCTGCAACATCGTCTCTAAAAAATTCATATTCAATATTAGAGTTAGAAGAATCTACTAAATTCATATTGACTAATATAGCTGATGAACCATCNTTATTAGCAGCATAAATACTTTTAATTATAATTGTTGCATTAGTTGGACATGTAAGCACTGTTGTCTTACCTGTACTTGCTTGTTTATAACCTTGGTTTTTATATTGTATAGTCATTAGGATAGAAAATAATTAAATGTATTAATATCGTTTTTTATATCACTCTCATATGAGAAGTTCAACTGGGACTGCAAGGTTCTTAATGCTTGTTGTATTTGTCTTTGATCTTCCTGTGAATATTCATTTTTGGGTTCAGGTATTTGTATAGTAATTTTAGCCATTATCTTCTTCCATCTACTCTTACATCAAATCTAAAAGTTCCGTATCTCCAACTCTCGTCAAGACTTTCATTTTCAATTTGAACAGCGGCCAATCTAGCCCTAGCTCTTGTGTTTATTTTTGTTGTTGAACTACTTACTGTAAAAGGTCCTAAGGGACTTGAAGCTGCTGTAGAACCTTGTGGAAATGAATTTACAAATATAGTTACTTTTGCATTACCTGCTATTCTTTTAAAGTCAGGTAAAAACCTACTTATACTCATTAAAAACTCACCATCTCCTGGAACACCAGCATTACCATTCAAATCAAATTCTCCTGATTTAATAAAAGAAGTAATCGCAGTTTCTGTTCCATCTGCGTTAGCTTGATTAACACCTACTTCATGTCCGTAATATATAGATGCTCCATTTGATATACCACTTACTACTGGAAATGTTGGTGTGTCTGATGCATTAAAATCAGTAGCATAAGGAACTTCGTAAGCAGTTGACCCTACCCATGTTGTTCTATCTAATGTTCCTGTTGTCCAAACACCTTCATCAAAATTATACGTCACTACCCTGTTTATGGTAGTAGAGTTTGCAGTGGGGTAGAACCAATTAATTTCAGAATATAATTCATTGATACCACCAAAAACTATTTGACCTGAATTATAATTTATACCAGGATTGTTACCATCTGTGGTAAACACAAAATCCTCTACTAAACATGGTAGTGATTTAACTGTTCCATCATACACATAAAATCCCCCAGTCTTACCCATCCAATAAACAGCTCCATTAGCAAACACACCAGCGTGTTGACCTAACAAACCATTGTTTGAACCAACCTTTCGAATAGAAAATGTAAATGGAGGACCGACAAATTGCATTTCATAAGCAGCAGTATCCGTGAGAACTAAAATATAATCTTTTCCTTTGAACGCTCCCATAATTCTAGTTCCGTCATCTAATCTAAATGTTCCTGCGGTGTTCGTTGATGTTGGTGCATAATCACTTGTGCTTTCTTGATCAGAAAATCTAATAAACATTTTATCTTGTGTTGACGGAGTACCAATAGTTGTTTCAGTTCCTAAATGAAATAAATGCCTATCTCTATCTGATACTATTGTCATTACAGATCTTGTTGGCATACCTGTGCCAATGGTTGCTCTCGTATTTAATGCGTTGCCTGTTGCAGGGTTCCAAGTAAATGTTCTTCCGTTGTGTATTGTAGCAATTAAAATATTTCCAAAATTATCAAAAGACCAGTTGGCAGGCTCAATTGTTACTGTGCTTGATGCAGAAGCGTCACCCCAGCCCACAAAATTTGTAATGTCAGTTACAGTAGCTCCATTAGCATGTTGAGCTGCGGTTGTGCCGTTGATACTTCTAGTTATCCCACTGATTGTGTTTGTGCCTGTAGTGTTAGTGGTGTAGCTCATATCTTCAGAACCTATTCTTAATTTACCGTTTGTTAAAGGTAAACTTGCCGTACTTGTAAGAGTAACTGATGTTGCGCCAACAAGCATGACTCCCCCATTATTTATTGTTGTTGTAGTTGCTGCAATGGATCGTCCTCCAAAAAGGTATGTGCCCCAGCCATATCCATAAGTTTGATTTAGTGGTCCAACAGGTTCATAAGGGTTTACATCTAATGTCCCATTTGTAGTCACACCTGACCTTGTTTCAAGCGTGGGCATAGTAATTGTAAATGTCGTGGTTGTTGGAACAGTTTGTACTTCAAAAAGTTTGTTGTCAAAATCAGCGGCTGTGTAAATTGTGTTAGAAGCATCAAAAGATCCAGCGTTTGCAAAAGTTGTAATCTCTCCAACTTCTAAATTATGAGCACCTGATGTTGTAATAGTGACTGTTGTTTGTCCGTTACCCGTTGATATACTTGCACCTGTTTGAAAGTTATCTGTCTCTAACGGAGTAATATCGTAGAAAGCACCTTCGTAATAAATAATTAAAACTCTGTCAGTGCCTATTGCAGCGTATCTTTTACCATCAGTATCTGCCCAAACATGTTGTCCTCTAGCAGCTCCAACTATTTTATCATCTACTAAAGCTTCCCAACCACCTATTTTTTCAGGCTCGCCATATCTAAATCTTACATTATCACCATCTACCCAACGACCTTCTGCATCTGCTGGTGTAGATTGTTTATCAAATCCTGGTGCTATTTTTACTTTTGCTAAAGGCATGCAAAGATTATAACACTATCTAGTGGGTAATTAAATATATTGAAAATCTTAATCAGGCGTGTAGGAATTGTCTACTACTGCGTTTAAATTGAAAGGAATCGCATATTTTGTTTCACCTTGATTTGGATCTGCCTTGTGTTTTAACCATGCTGAAAAAGTTATAAAAGTTCCTTTTCTGGGAGTTACACTGATACCTAACTCTGGAAAATTTAATTTTTGATCTACATCATTTAAATACAATATACCCGAATACACAGACGATGCATGATCATGTAATTTTGTGTAATCATTTTTATCAATCTTTATACCCCAAGCATCTGATAAATACACATGTTTATAATGTATATGATTAGATAGAGCATGAAATCCAGATTTAACCACCTGTACAAAATTAGGGTCATTTAAAAATGCACTCCATGTAGTCATTTTACCTTCTACATTAGTTCTATAATTTAAATTTTTCTCTGATATCTTATTTTCTATTTGTTGTATAAAATATTCTGAATCAATATCTAAAGTAATTTCATGAAGAAACACTTCGCGTTCTATTTTTTTTTGTATAATTTTATTTATCTGTTTTAACATTTGGATCTACAATATCTTTTTTTTCTACTTGTTTGATGTCAGGATTGCTAAAATTTAAATTCCAATCCATAATCATTCGTAAAAGTGCACCACTAAAACCTTGAAAACATTTTTCATCAAATCTTAATCTTCTGTGCTTTATTATTATCCAAACTTCTTTCCAACTAAATATTATATCTGCTCCGCCTGTTTTATTGTCTTGTTTTATTTTCATTTTTGCATTCCTAATAAAGGTCTTTTATCTTTAAACCATTCTTTGTGAGGTCCGTTTGCATTTACATAGTGTAAAAAAATTTGAGCATGCCAATCACCTTTAAATTCATTACGCCAATGAGCAACATCACATCCTTTATATATAACAGCATCTCCGTTTTCTAGTTCAATCTCTGTGCCTGCAATAATAATTGGCCATTGTACCCCACAGGAATTTACTTTTAAAGTAACACTATACTCACAAGCTGGTCTATCTTTATGTTTTTTTAGATCTGCACAATAACTATACATTCTCCAAAAAGTATAAGTAGGAAGTAATTTAATACCTGTTTCTTTTTCCATGAATTTTTTTTTAGTAATCAATAATGAGTCAGTAATAGGATCTCCATAAAACTTAGTATCTCCTTGGTCACTCTGTTGCGTATCAAAACTGTTGAAATTAGTTCTGTGTTTTAATCTTGTATAATGTGTAAAAAGTTCTACTTCCTCTTGTGAAAGAAACTTTTTTACGTGCTTATATCCGTTAATTAATGCATCCATGATACTACTGAATATCTCACTCCTTCAGTTAATGGTTCAACTCCATGAGGGAACATAAAATTACTTGGCCAAATAACTACATGCCCAGGTTTTGTTTCCATTTTTATAATCTTTCCATCTAAGTTAAAACATAAATTTCCACCCTTGAAATCATTATTTAACATTAAAATAGAACTATATTTTCTGGTAAATGTTGGGCCATCATCAACATGAAAATTGTAATGACCACCTATTCCATATCTTAAAGCTTGCATGTCAAAAATTCCAGCTTGGATGACATCAGGAAATTCTTTTATATAATTATTCATTTGTTGAATAATTAAATAATTTAAATAATTATGCCAGTGCACATTACTTAGAGAATCGTGTCGGGGCCCTAAACCTAAAATATCAACATCTCTAACTTTTTTATCAACAACGTCAGCCTTTACATTACCAACTACAGCTCCTGTTTGAAATTTCTTTTCTTCAAAAGTTTTATTTAAAAACCTTATAAGTTTTGTGATTGTTTTTAGGTCAGGAATTGCAGGATAAACTTTTATATATTTTTCTAACGACATAAACAATATTTATAGAAAAATGTTGTAAAAGTAAACTTTAAATTAAGAAACTAATATGAAAAGGTTCCACAGATTCATTATCAATCCAATATCTCATAAAATTAATACTTTGTGGAAAAGATATAGAAGATGCATCAACATTTTCTAACGCTGTTTTGAAAGCCTCTAATCTTGTCTTTAAATCAGAAAATTCAGCTAAACTTAATCTAGTAATATGCCCTGATAATGACTTGTTTATTAGTGCAATATATAAATTTTTTTCTCTTTCAAAAATTTCAGATGTTAAATTTTCACCATCATCTGATGCAGTTTCAGGATGTAATAAAGAACTATTTAAA